GGACTTTCTTATTATTTAGCAGTTAAATTTGCACCACAAAGAATTCAAGATATGAAATTATTATATGAGGATGAATTAAAAAGAGCATTAGAACAAGATGGTTCTTCTTCTAGTTCATTCATAACACCTAAAACTTACTATCCGAGCGCATAATGGGAAATTTATCTAGAGGAAAATATGCTTACATGATTTCTGATCGTTCTGGTCAGAGATTTCCATATACTGAAATGGTACAAGAATGGAATGGATCATGGGTTCATATAACTGAATACGAACCAAAACATCCACAACTAGAACCTAAACCTCACAACGCTGATCCAGAAGGATTACAATATGCACATCCTGATAGAATAGAACCACCTGTTATTATAGAACTGACACCAAATCCATTTACAACAATTAAGTATGCAGGAAATACTTATATTAATGTTTATTCAGAAGATCATGGAAGATCAACTGGTAATGTAGTTAGATTTAGAGGACCACCAGAAGTGTTGATCCCGGGCACGCCTACGCGCGAGACTTCATTTGAATTGGTTCCATCCTTTGATGGTATTACAGATATTTCAAGATCACAAGGTTTTACTATTACGGTTGGAAAAATAAATTCATCTGGTATTGTTAGTGATCCATTGAATTATTTTTATTTCCAGAGTACAGATACAGCAACAACAGGAAACGTTTCTGGTGGTGGAGCACAATGTTCTGCAGGTCCAGTTACACTAGAAGCTTAATATGACATACACAGAACTTGTTCAAAAAATTAGAGATTATACAGAAGTTGATTCAAACGTATTTACATCAACGATTGTTAATGGATTTATTCAAGATGCTGAATGGAGAATTCAAAGAGATGTAGATTCTGATAATAATAGAAAATATGCAACAGCAACTATTATTGCAGGTCAACCTTATGTAAGTACGCCTTTATTAACAGATCAAACTTTAATTATAAGAGAAGCTCAAATTATTCCATCGGGTGTATATAGTAGTAATGCTATTATAGAATATAGAGATACTGGCTTTATTAATGAGTATAATGCTACAAATGCTCAAGGATTACCAAAATACTTTAGTTATTGGGATGAACAAACTATTGTATTAGCTCCAATTCCAGACTTGACATATACCATGCAATTAAATTATACCTTGAAACCAGCAGGATTATCTAGTACAACTGCTACAACATATTTAAGTCAGCAATTTCCCTCTGGCTTGTTATATGCATGCCTTGTTGAGGCTTATGGTTTTTTAAAGGGTCCAGCTGATATGATTCAGTTCTATGAACAAAAGTATCAATCAGCGTTACAAGGATTCTCTATTGAACAAATGGGAAGAAGAAGACGAGATGAATATCAAGAAGGTTCACCTCAGATTCAAAAACAAGGTTAATATAATTAGGAGTTAATATGGCTATAACACAAGCAGTTGCAAATTCGTTTAAAGGACAGCTTCTACAAGGTCAGCATAATTTTACGTTGACAACAGGAAATGTTTTTAAACTTGCTCTTTACACTTCTGCAGCAACTCTAGATTCTTCAACAACTGTTTACACTTCAACAAATGAAGTTGCAAATACTGGTCAGTATGTGACAGGTGGAGGAGTTCTAACAAATGTATCACCAGTTGTTTCAAGTGGTGTAGCATTTATAGATTTTGCAGATATATCTTTTACAGGAGTTACTTTAACTGCAAGAGGTGCTTTGATTTACAATACATCAAACACAAATGCAGCAGTATGCGTATTAGATTTTGGAAGTGATAAGACTGCAACATCTGGAACTTTCACAATTCAGTTTCCAGCAGACACAACATCAGCGGCTATTCTAAGAATCGGCAACGCGTAATAGGAGATACCTATTATGGCTGGTTGGGGAATACAAAGTTGGGGTTTCGAAAAATGGGGACTTCAAGGAGATGAACTTGTACAAGTTACAAGTGTAGTTGACGCTCCTATCGCGTGGAATTCAGGAAATTTTGGTGCAAATAATTGGGGTGGTCAATTTAATAATATTGGTATTTCATTAGGTAATGAAAGTGTTACAGCAGAAGTAAATGAAGGTTGGGGAAGACTTTCATGGGGAGAAAATGTTTGGGGAGCTCAAGCAACAGTTGTAGATAATATAACTGGCCAACAAATAAATTTATCTTTAGGAACTTTAGGATTTAAAGCAGATACAATAGTTGAAGTTCAATCAACTGTTAATACAGGGTGGGGAATAACTAATTGGGGATCAGGAAGTTGGGGAAATGGAGATGTTTCTACAGCATTATCTATTTCAGAAGGTGATGTTGATCCAAATCCAGATGTTGAATTATCAGGTTTACAATTAAATATATCATTAAATAGTGTTTCAATTATAGGAGATGCTTCTTTATCTTTAATAGGACAACAATTAAATATAACTCAGGGAACTGCAGAGGGAATACCTAATACAATAGCAGATTTAACAGGACAACAATTAAATATTGCAGAAGGTGAAGTAGATCCAAGTCCAGATGCTACAGTTACTGGTATTGGAATGACTGTTGCTTTAGCAGTAGGTACAGTTGTAGCTGGAGAAGCTAATGTATTTCCTACTGGGCAACAAATAAATATATCTCAAGGAACTGCAGAAGGTATACCTAATACTATTGCAAGTGTTACTGGAATAGGCTTAAATATAGCTGTAGGAACAGTATTTGCTGGTGGTACTTCTATTATAGAAGTTACAGGAAATGGATTGACTATAACTTTAAATAGTATAAATAATCAAATCTGGACTGAAGTAAATACCGGAACTGATGCAACTTGGACAGAGATTGACACAGCCGCTTAAATTTAATAAAACAATAAAATAAGGAATTAAAATTATGGTATCAAGTTATTCTACAGACCTTAAACTAGAATTAATGGTAACTGGCGAAAATGCCGGTACATGGGGTGATATTACAAATACAAACTTAGTTATTCTTCAACAAGCAATTGCAGGTTATCAAAGCATTGCTCTTAACGCTACAACAGGTGCAACTCTTACATTTTCTAATGGTGCATTATCAGATGGTAAAAATGCTGTTATAGAACTTACAGGAACTATTACCGGTAACGTAAGTGTTATTATTCCAGACGGAATTGAAAAAACATATTTAGTAAAAAATAATACAACTGGTGCATTTACAGTTCAAATTAAAACAACTTCAGGAACAGGACCAACTTTTGCTACAACTGATAAAGGAATTAAATTAGTTTATTCTAACGGAACAGATGTAATTGATTCTGCTCTTCAAAAATTATCAAGTGACTATGCTCCAACATTATCTGCAAACTTAAGTACAAATTCAAAAAATATTCAAGTTGCAAGTACATATGGAATTATAGATGAAAACTCTAACGAACAAATTAAATTTTCTACAACTGCATCAGCTACAAACGAAATTACAATAGCTAACGCTGCAGCATCAGCTAATCCAACTATTTCTGCTACAGGTGGAGATACAAATATTGGTTTAACTTTAACTCCAAAAGGTATTGGAAGAGTTACAGCAAATGGTAATGCTAAAATATTTGGTGTTGCTGAAGGTGTAACAATTACAACAACTTTCCAAACAACATTAAACTATGATTGTAATACACAAGCTGTATTTTTTGCAAACGTAGCAGCAGGATCTAACTTTACAGTAAATTTAAGAGGTGATTCTTCTAATGCATTAAATGCTTCTCTTGCAATTGGTGAATCAGTTACTGTTGCTCTTTTAGCTAAAAATAATAATACAACTTATTATAACAACGTAATTCAAGTTGATGGAACAACTGTTACAGCAATCTGGCAAGGTGGATCTGCTCCAACAGGTGGAAATACTTCATCTACAGACGTATATTCATATACAGCAATTAAAACAGCAGCATCAACATACACAGTTTTAGCAAGTCAAACACAATTTAAGTAGGAGGATAAGAAAGAATGCCTATTCAATCAGCACGTGGAGCAGCAGCTGCAAAAGGATTTGGATTTACAGCAGGAAGTAATGCACCAATAGATTTTGATTATTTAGTTGTTGCAGGAGGAGGAGCAGCAAATGGATTTATTTCTGGGGGTGGAGGAGCTGGAGGATATAGAACATCTTTTCCAGGTGGAACAAAAATTACATTAGCGGGTGGTGATAATACAATCACAGTAGGAGCTGGAGGAACATATCAACCAGCTAATCCAAGAGCTGGAGGAAAAGGTCAAGATTCTAGTGTAGCTGGTTTAACAACAACAATAACTTCAGCTGGTGGTGGAACTTATTTTGGTTGGGGAGCAACTCCTCCATACGAGTATGATCCATCTAATCCATTATCTACTCCAACAAATTCACCTCAAAATCAAGCTATAAGAGATGGTGGATCAGGTTCAGGAATGGGGCATAGGGCAAATGATGGTCTTGGAGCTAATCCTGGAAATGGAAATGTTCCACCAGTTAGTCCTTCTCAAGGAAATCCAGGTGGTGGTAGTGGACCAAATTATTATGCAGGTTCTGGTGGTGGAGGAGCAGGTAATGGAGGTGCTGCAGGTAGTGCTTCTGGCCCTGGATCAAATGCTGGAGCTGGTGGAGATGGTCAAGGAAATTCAATAACTGGATCTTCAGTTACAAGAGGAGGTGGAGGAGGTGGAGGTGCCTATCTTCAAAGTGGTGGTACTGGTGGAACAGGTGGAGGTGGACCTGGAGGAAATGCAAATGGAAATGGTGACCCTGGAACAGCTAACACAGGCGGTGGAGGTGGTGGAAGTGGAAGCCCTGGATTACAAACAACGGGTGGATCTGGAATTATAGTTTTAAGATGTCCAAGTGCTAGAGTATTTACCGTGTCTCCTGGTACAAATACAATTACAAGTGCTCCTAATGGAGATCAAGTAGCTACTTTTACAGTTTCTGGAACACTAAAATGTATTAAATAATATGGCTCATTTTGCTGAAATAGATAAAAATAATAAAGTTATAAGAGTTGTTGTAGCTTGTAATATTGATATTGAAAATAATGGTGGAGAAAAATCAGAACAAGCTGCAGAAATATTTAAAAATATAATCCCTTTAAGTAAAGAAGGAATTAAATGGGTTCAAACTTCATACAATACTCGTGATGGTAAATATTGGTATTTTAATACTAATACTAATCATTATGAATTAGCACCAGAAAATTTACAGTATAAAGCTTTTAGAAAAAAATTTGCAGGGGTAGGTGATACTTATGACCCTGTCAAAGATATATTTTGGAACGAAAATAAACCATATCCATCTTGGACATTAGATTCAAATTATGATTGGCAACCTCCTATTCCTAAACCTTTAAAAAATACATGGGGAGAAAATAATGCACCTTTATATTGTTATTGGGATGAACAAAAATTAAACTGGGTTGCAAACGGATATCAAATAGAGGAATCTACTCCTGAAAATCCAGGAACTATTACATCTTTAGTATGGAATAATACAACTCAAGATTGGGATTTAGCTTAGACACTTTACTTAACTTATAAGAAAGAATATACATATACTTAGATTTTATGAATTTAGAATTTCATTATTGGTATTTTATATCTGCATTATCAGATAAATTTTGTGATGATTTAATTGCATATGGTAAATCAAAACAAGAACAAGTAGCATTAGTAGGTGGTGCTCAAAAAATTTTACAGAATAAAGAAAAATTATCAAAAAAAGAATTAAAAAATTTACAAAAAGTTAGAAATTCAAATGTTGCATGGTTAAATGATACTTGGATATATAATGCTATACATCCTTTTATTAATACTGCAAATAAAAATGCAGGTTGGAATTTTGAATGGGATTATTCTGAATCTTGCCAATTTACAAAATATTCTAAAAATCAATTTTATGGATGGCATTGTGATTCTTTTTTAAAACCATATGATAATAAAAATGATCAAAATTTTAATGGAAAAATAAGAAAGTTATCTGTTACTGTTTCATTAAGTGATCCAAAAGATTATCAAGGAGGTCAGTTAGAATTTGATCTTAGAAATAGAGAAGATGGTAAACCGCATATTGTTCAATGTAAAGAAATAATGCCAAGAGGATCTATTGTAGTTTTTCCTAGTCATGTATGGCATCGTGTAAAACCTGTTACTAAAGGAACAAGATATAGT